CCTTTTGCCCATTATTTGAGCTTCAAATGTTTTACCTGTCCATTTCAATATATAATCTTGACCATTCTTAAGATTAACTCTGAATGAAGAAGGTCTTGGTGATATCCAGTCTATACTTTCTACAAATTCTTTAAAGTCTTCTGTTTGTAATTTTATAATAGCAGCTTTTACTGTAGGAAATTTACCTAATATTTTATCAGTAGCATCCTCTAATACAGTCTCTTCTGGAGCTTCTGTATCTGGTTCTTCTTCTGGTGTTGGTTCTTCTTCTGGTGTTGGTTCTTCTTCGTTCAGTTGATCTAGAAGTGATTCGTTTAAATATTTTTTCTCTTCTAATATAATAGCTTCATGTCTTTTAAGATCTTCTACCATTTCAGAAAGAGTTCTTCTCATTTTCATTAACTCGTACTGCTCTGGTCTTTCTGTTCTTAAGTATCTTTGAACTTTTCTAAAATTAGTTTTAATTAATTCAAATAATTCTCTTGCTGCCTTATCTTGTCGAACATCTTTAGAACCCATTAACTTTTTAATATCTTGAACAATATCGCTAAAGTTTATATATAATTTTTCAAAAGAAGGTAATTTAATTACTTGATGAGCTCTACCTCCTCCTTCATTATCTCCTTTTGGTTCAACGTAACGGAACAAGGTTGTAAGATCTTTAGATACAAAATCTCTGCTTGGATCAGGAGAAACCCCGTACCTAGCTTCAATACTTTTTTGAACTTTAGGATCTAAGCTTGTAAACTTAGTGGTATGTTCTCTATCATCCTGTTCTTGAAGTACAGAAGCAAAAGCTTCTAATATAAGTTTTTCTAGTTTATGCATCTAGTTCTTGATTTCTGTTTATGCCGGCTACAGCATCTCCGTATTTATCTAAAAGGTCTTTTTTCTTTTTAGTCAAATCTGCCATTTTAGCAATATGAGCTTTTTCATCTTCAGTTCTCTGTTTTGCATCTTTACGTACAATAGCTATTGTCTTATCTTTGTGCTGTTTAAGAGCCAGATTAATCTTATCTAATTGTTTTTTGATAGATGCTTGACCTTCGTTTGCTAATGAATCTGGATCACTAGATGATGCATATCCTGCTTCTTCATCTTCTTCAGCAGCTCTTTCGATATCACTAATTAGAGTTTCTAATGTCTTGTCGTATCGGTTGGAACTTGAACCAAAGTTAAATACATCATAAGCATCTCCTGCACTTAATTCGTTAGGAAAATGCTGTTTTACAATCTGTCTAGCTTCATCTCCTAATTGAGCAGCTTGATCTAATATATTTTGTAGATCATAAATTGCTTCTCTTGCATCGCCGCTTAATCTTTCATTTATATTTTTAGATCTGGGTATTTGACGAGATAAATCTTTTAAGTCGTCTTGAACTGATTGCATAGCTCTAGCTAGGAATGGAAATTCTTCTGCAGGTATGTGAATGTATTTACCTCCATAGTTTATTTGTACCATTACCCCTCTTTTACCGCCTGAGAATCTAGTTATTTGTATTCCGTTTCTATCGTAAAGATCAGTACCTTCTTTCAGTTGTTCTAATAATGAATCTACATTATATCCTAATTTTTTAGCAATCTGATATCTTAATTGATCATCCTGGTATGGTCTGTTACCGAAAGTATATCTTGAATCTCTTCTAGTTTCTATATCTATATGACTAGCAGCTTTATCTCCTAATTTTTTTATGTGATTAAACCCTAATGCTTGTTCTTTCATACCTTCTAGTTGTAAACCATCTATTTGGTCATACCTTACTTCATGCTCTTCTCCATCTTGATCTACTGCAAATACTGAATCATCATTCCACATTGAAGCATTATCGTCATTACCGTTTTTAGGATTGTATATAATTAAGTACTTATCATCATGAGTTCTAATCATAGCATCGTCTGCTTGTCCTAAATAAGCTAATAGTTTTTCTTTTGTATACTCTTCCTTAATATTACTTTCTAAAGCTAATTGATCGATAGCAGGTTGCTTTTCTTCTGAGTTTAAGTAATGAAATGCTGCAGACATATAGTCTCTAGCTAAAATAAGTTTAGATTGCCACCAGTGTGGGAAATCTACTTCTCCGTCAAATTGATCGTACTTATCTAATTTTTTATAAAGTTTAGCAGCATATTGTGCAGTTTCAAAAGCAGAAGACTTTAGCATTCCAGGCTCATCATCTTGATGACCTACATCAGTATCTTCCTCCATATAGTCCTTATATGTTTCTCGATCTGCTTGGTAGTCTGTTTCTTCTTGATCTTCTGCTGCAATTAATAAGTCTCCTAATTCTTCATCGCTTTCCATATTAGGATTCTTAAGAGTTACTGCATTTGGATGAGTATCTCCTCTACCTATATGAAGCTCATAGTCATCTTCAGAATAATTAGACTTAAGGTGGTCTACTACTGCTTGTATCATATCTAAATCATATCCAAAAGTAAATAAATCGTCTCGGTCGTTCCAACCTTCATTAAAGGTATCATCATAGCTTTTAGGTTTTGTACCTTTAGCTTTTGCTATTGCAGCGTCAATCTTATTAAGCATATCTCCATACTTATCTGCTATTGGACCTCCTTCTGGTTCAGCTTCCTGTTCCATATCCCTCATTACCTGGTCTCTTTTAGTTTGAAGTTTAGATAATATATCTCTTTTTCTACCTATATGTCTTTCTCCTCCTTTAACTATTCCTTTCTTTCTATCTATTTTAGACTTTAAAGCTCTTAATTTCATGAGAACTGGGTCATTATGGTCTAATGCCTCGTCTTTTTTTTCTTTTTCTTTTTGTTTAGCTTTTTTAGCATGAGCTATTCTTTGCTGTACCATTACTGGATGAGACTGTGCTTCGTCAATATCGTGACTAGCTGATGTTATATTGATACCGTTAGCTTGTAAATCCATAGATAAGTCGTATATAAACTCTGCTGGATCTGAGTCAGGGTTATAGCGATCGTGATCAGTAGTTGCTGGTGTAAAATTAAAATATACAATTACATTACCATCTCCATCATCGTCTACAATATCTGTATTTACATATTCTCTGTCTATATTTTGATCTATTATCTGTATAGCTTTCTTATAATCGCTTTTAGCTACTTTAATATATGTAGTTTGGTAAGGTGCTTCGTTTACTGATTCGTTATTGGCATTTTGAATAAGAGCTTGGATCTTTTTGATCATATCTCTATCAGGATGTTTTTCTAATCTATCTTTTTCTTTAGCGTCAGCAAATTCTTGATCTGTCATTCCTTCAGATAAAGACTTGAAATGTTTTATAAATTCATTAGCTAATACATCAACATGTACGATAGCTTCACCGGATGGTTTAATACCTACGTCTACTAATTCTTTATCAAAAGAAAAATCAACTAAATGTAATTTATTATTTGAGATATAGAAAGAAAATTGATCGTCAGAATTATTTTTATATACTACGTATATTTCAAAAGAGTTTTCATCTATGTCTTTTACTTTCATAGATTCCATTTCTTCTCCTGATTGATGTAAACTTTTACCTAATGCTTTACCTACGGCTTTAGCAATTGATTTAGTTTCATCCTTAGAGAATTTTACACCTTCTTGTTCTTTAGTTAGTTTTACGTTAGTGCCGTCGTCTGCTAGATCTTTAGCTGTTTTTTCATCATCAGTGTATACTATTCCTTTCTCAGCCTCTTTTAATTGCTTTTCAAGAGATTCTTTAAGAATATTTAACTTAGATACAGATTGTTCGTAATTTTTAGGTCTAGAACTAGATGCTTGTAATTGCATAAGTCTTTTCTCACATTTAGTGAGTTTGTTTTTTATTTCTTCGTAGGTCATGTCTATAGTATTATATACGTATATAAATAAATAGTTATTTTTTACCGCCTTTCATGTTTGCACACCAATGATACATTTTTCCTTTTTCTCCTCCGTACTTTTTAGCCTTAGCTCTTAGGTCGGAGACAGAACCTTTACATGAGGCTCCTGATCTTTTAACTCTACCGGGTCTAGATTTTCCTTTTACTTTACCGTCGGCGTAGTTTTCTTGTAAGTGAGAAATATCAACAATCCAAATTTTAGGATCGATTTGATTTCTAACTAATCCAGCAAGTCTAGTATTACCAGCTACAAGGTCATAATCACTGTCAGAAAACTTTACAGCTATCGACATTTCGATTGTACCTTTTTTAAATGCGTCTAAGAATCTTTGCTTTTTAGGTTCTTCTAAACCATCAAAGTCTAAATCTACATTACCTAACTCATCTGAAATCTTAGAGTAGGTTGTAGCATATCCTCTATTTGCTATATCGATCCAACCCTGTTTACCCATCTCCTCAAACTCAGGATACCGTATAGCTTCTTCCCATTCTGCAGAGAAGTTTGGATTGCTATAAGTTATACCTTCAAGTATGAGTTGAGATAATTTCATTAGTCAATATGGTGTCCTTTTCCTTCAGACATTTTATTTATCTTTTTACCTGCCTTTACAGCATCTTTATGAGCATTAGAGTTCTTATGAGCAGGCTTTTCACCTCTTGCCTTTTTAGCCCTAATGTTAGCCCAAAGTCCAGGTTTTTCTTCTTGAAGTTCCTTTAGTGCTTGTTTAAGATTCTTCATATTATTATATTTTATCTGAGTGCATCATTATCATTCTTACTATAATAGTAAGTAGAGAGCCGAAAATAATCCAAAGAGCTTTATTAACTCCATCTCTCCACCTTTTAATATTTTCTAATTCAAGCATTTGTGCGTCAAATTCTTTTTGATTAGATTGAAGCTGTTGTCTATACTCTGTGTTTTTGTTAGTATTTACAATTACTCCATTGTCTGGGTTCAGTAAGGTATATTTCATTTCAGATATGTCTTCTTTTAGTTCTGACATATCTGTTTGCATTTGCTTCAGTTCTCCGTTAGGCATATGAGTTTTAATATGCTTAATTTCCGTCAATACCGATTCTAGGATGTCTTTTTGTGTCATTGTACAGGGTATAGTATAACAATAAATAGGAGAAAATAACTAAGCTTTATCTCTAATATGTTTTACATATTCTTTAATATTGTCTAAGACTTTCTTCTTATTTTCATTAGACATTCCGCCCCAAGTTTCTATAGTACCATCTTCTGTAACAAAGTTATCTGATGTAGAAAGGGTCTCTAAAGCCCAAGATTCAATATCATTAGCAAATGCTTTTAAATTACCTGACATCATTCGCTTTTGGTAGTCTTCATATAAACCTGCTTTAATGAGATCAGACTCCATTTTTACTGTACATGGATCAAAACAAAAGCCATGAATCTTGTACATCTTTTTAGCAAGATGATGTTTCATTGGACCGCCGCAATTTGGGCAAGTTAGAGGAATCCTAGTAGCTTTCTTAGCTTTATCTAGCTTAGTAATATTCTGTTTTATACCGTTTTTGATAGTCCATGTCTTCCCAGACTCTTCCCAAATGTCTCCTTCTTCGTGAAATTTGAATGTCTTTTTATAGCCGGTTTGATGTTTGGTTTTACTTGTAAAATCTTTATTTACAATATTCCTTACCCTTTGTACGTCTGAATGTTTAAACTCTTTTTTTAAGAGTGAATCTTTACTCATATCCTAATTCTTGTAACTTTTCTATAACATGATCTACATTGCCGTCTTTACATCTAATAGCTATTCCGCCTTTTGCAGCCCATTCATTAATATTAGACTTTTTATCGTCTATTAATATACTATTTTCATTAGCATATCTTTGCTTATCAGCTGAGTATGCCATAATAACTTTCGGTTTAGGGTTAAGGTTGTTCTTAGCCCATAATTGTTTTCCTAATCTAGAACTGTTATGTCTAGAAGGAGATGTTAAGAGATCAGGTTTGTATGGAGAAATAAAATCCCAAAGTCTTTTACCTTCTGACATCCAGTCCATTCCTACCCAAAATCTTACACCAATTTTATTATCGATTAGTTCCCAAAAAGCAGGAGTACCAAATTGCTTTTCGTACTCTTGTGGATGCATTCCAGTAAAATGGTCAAATCGACCTTCAAAATCTGTAAGTACACCATCCATATCACAGTATATTTTATATGGTGGTACTTCTTTTTTTTCAGGAAGTGGGTAGGCTTCCAATAAATCTACTAAACTATTTTTCATCCGTTTTTTGTTTTATCTTCCCAGTTTCTAAAAGTAATATTGCCAACTAAATAAGCTTCTTTTTCTAATTCTAATAAAGCATCATCCTCGTTAGTATTAGATGTTTGTATATTACCTAATCTTCCTTCTACATTTTGTATATGATGAACCATTTCATGAGAAAAAGATCTAACAATATCCTTATTATGTCTTCCTCCCACATAGAGTACTATTTCTTTTTTATTAGGGTCGTAATGAGCAGTCTTACCAAAAAAGTTTTCAGATTCTGATTCGTCTTGTCTTATCTTAACTTCCGGTAAAGGTTTAATGTTCATGTTTTGATCTAACATATACTCTAACAGAGAAGCAATATACTTTATAAGCTCTTCTTTTTTATGTCTTAAATGTCTATCTTCTGATCTTTCAGCACTATCAGGTGCAATAGGAGTACCGCTAGAGCCTTCATTAGTAAAATATTCACTTATGAAACCGTCAATGTTCGAACCTATTATTTCTGCTACGATTTTATCTTTCAAATCAGTAAGTATATTTAAAATTTCTTCTCTAGATAACTCTTCAGGAAAAAAATCTGCAATTTTATCTAAGTTGCCTGATAGTATATTATTTCTAAAATCTGTTGCCCTAACCCCGGACCCTGGTTTTGATGTAAGTGCTAATCCTTGAACGTTATCAACATTATTAAATGTTGTAACTCTTCTTAGATCAACAAAGTCTTCTTCTCCTCTTATCCCTGTTACAGCAACAAATTCATCGTTAGGATTCTCTCTAGCATAATCTTTAGCAGCAAACATTGGATTCTTTTGTCCGTCTACTATTTCTACATTACCTAAATGTTTTATATAAACATTCCAGATAGCCTCTGACTCTGCTTTATCTATTCCATTTCTTTCACCACCGCCAACAAATATAATTACTTTATCTATTTTTGGCTTATCTTTTATTTCTCCTTTAAAAATACTAGCAGCTTTATCTTGATAGTCGTCTTTAGTATAAGTTGTACCATTATAAGAGCCGTCGAGTAAAGATTTTACTACGTTAAAATGTCCTCTATGAGGTGGTTTAAAAGCTCCTGGGTATAGTGCTATCATGCTAAAAATGCTTGTACTTTTGAATCTATTTCTTTAGGAGTAGAGTGCTGTAGCTTTTCTTGGAAAACTGGGTTAAAGAGCATATCAGCTATACTATCCAGGACTGCTTCGTTGTCTTTATCAGCCTTTGCTTTTCTTTCTCTATACTTTTTTAATGTATCTCTAAGTTTATCTTCACCAGGACCTGTTCCGATACTTTGATAGGACTTTAAGAAAGCAGTTTTAAGAGCTTTATCTTCAGATCTATTAGATTTATCGTAATCTACATTTGCAGTAGCTTTACTAAACTCATCTTCTTCTTGCTTAGTCATTTCTACAGGTCTAAAGAATGATGATTTACCTGCTCCTGTTCTATCGTTATACTTTTGAAGATAGTCTTTTATCCCAGCTGGTCCGTTTTTAGCGGCAGTATTAAATGCTTCAATCTCTTCAACATATTTACCACCTCTATCATTAACATGAATAGACAGATTACCTTTAAGTTTTTTATTTAAGTCCCCAATTTTTTGGTAAGCGTTTCTCCAGGTAGAAAATACAGCTGAGGAGTTTACATTACGTCCTCTTTCAAAATTTGATATATAAGAAATCATTGGATGAGTATATACCATTACCATATATACATCATATCCGTTTTTAAAAAGTTTATCTAGATTTTTATCAAACTGTACGCCAGATGCTGTAGTATCCCAAACAAAACTAATTTTTTCGTCTGATGCTGCTGCTACGTCCCTGTTGACTTGGCTGCTGGATGCTCCTAGGTTGTTGTAGTACGGGTGGTCTGGATTCTCGACGTATTTGTCTGGGTTGAACTGGGTTAGAGAGTCTAGGGACAACTGGTTTAGGAGATAGGTTTTTCCTGCTCCAGCTCCTCCCGCCATTATTACGGCCTTCGGTTTGGTTGCCGCTTCTAGGATTAATTTTGATAGTTTCATTATTATTTCTTCCTCTATTAAGATTTAAATTTTCACTTCCTCTTCTTCCTTTGATGTATGCCTTAGGTTGAATCTTAGGAGCACTATAATTATAAATAGGGGGATTAACGTACCAGTTCCTATAGTTCCAATTGAATCCTCTATTAGACCATCCATAGTAAGGGTAGGACCAGATGTTCCAATAGTTATTATATAGTCCGTAGTTAAATCTAGTAAAATTAAAATCAAAGCTATCATAATTATATCTTTGAAAATCTCTTAACGGAACTGCTAAAGTATCACCAGTAGAAGTTATGGTCAAAATCTTTTCTATTTTTACTTTATTCTTGGTACTTATTTGATAAGTGCCACAGCTATATAAAGATAAGAAAAAAACTGCAGAGAGACAAATTTTTACTAGTTTATTCATAGTTTTAATGTAGTTGGGTAACTATTATAAATAGGTTCAGTTACCGGATTTTCTAGCTTATATAGTTCATATATCATTTTAAATAGGTCAAAATTTTTATCTATATCGTCTACTTGTAAAAGCTTCCAACCTTTACCTTGAATGACATTTTTCTGCTTAGACGGTCCTCTTGAATGAGCTTTTAGCCAAACAATACCTGTTCTATCTATTTTTACGCCTTTAGATTCTTCTAAAGCTTTTGCATAAGAAGCTAGCTGGAGATCATATGATTTATGGATAGAGTTAGAAGTCTTAATATCTAACAACCAAACTTGATCATTCATTTTAACAACTAAGTCGGCAGTTCCTGCATACTCATGTTCATCTGACCATACAAAATCTTCAGCTGATATTAATTCTGGTTTATATGTAGTCCAAAAATCATAGAATTTAAGAATCATCTCCCATACAATCTGAGAGTATCTTGCATTACCATAATCATCCATCCAAGAAACTTCCTGTCCTAAGACTAAAGCTTCTGCTGCTTCATGAACTTGAGTACCTTCTTTGCCTGCTCGTCTCATTATAAGATCAGCGTTATGCCCAACGTCTTTGAGCCATGACTCGAAAAACTTATTTTTGGGCATATACTGGAGTATAGTGGTTACGGACGGGTAGTATACTCCTTCGCCTCTCTTATAGACTCTCCGGTCTAAAAAATTAATCTGTTGAAGATCAGGATTAAAGTCTAATCTTCTTTTTTCATTCTGTTCTAGAATGTTCATACCTTGTTTTATCATAGGTTAAGTTTGTGCACCATAAGACTTGATAGGTCTAACTCTTGTGCTGATTGAATGTGTTCGGTAAAAGCTTTGAATCCCATTTCAGATGGGTCTTTGTTAGGAAGGTCTATTAAAAATACTCTTTTACCTTGGTTTAAAAACTGTTCCGCAATTTGTAAAGCTTTATTGCGAGCATCTGTGTCTAATGCTATATAAATATCGTTTAATGTACTTGTTAATATTTTCTTATAAAGGGAATTAGAGATGCTCTTTCCAAGTATAGGAATAGCGTTTCTCCGTATAGCCATAGCGTCAAATACTCCCTCACATAAAATAATAGGAGCATTCCAATTAATTAAATTCTCAAAGAAAATTATGTCTTTGGAGGCTTCGGGGTTTTTGTACTTAAAATAGTTGCCATCGTAAGTTCGTGCAACAAAGAAATTGAGTGAACCGGATTCAGAATAACTTGGTATAATAACTCGTCCTCCATACTCTCCAGATGTGGTGTATCCAATCCTATATTTAATAAAATCATTATCGGTAAGTCCTCGTTCATATAGGTATTTTTTTACTAAGTTAGCTACTACAGAAGTACCTGAAGCGGAGTAAAGAGGTTGATATTCTTTTGGTAGCTCTATAATAGATAGACCTTTATATTCTATTTGACTACCTTTAGGTAAGTATTTAAGTATCTCAGCAGCTTGTTCTCTAGGTGTTTTTAATTGATGTAGAAGTGAGCGTACTGTTCTACCTCTTGTTTGACATACCCAACACTCCCAAGGGTTCTTTCCCTCTTCATTGGTTGCCATATTTATCTCTAACTTAGGTTTGCGATGATTGCAAAAAGGACAATGGAAAGCATAATTATCTCTAGCTCTCTTATGACTTTTACCAAGTATGTTTTCTATTGATCCTAAAAGGAAAGTATAATCCATAAACCAGTCCGTATCTTTTACAAGATAGTAATAACTTTACAGACTACCAACTACTATACTAAAAGTTCTGATATAGCACCTTTTACAGCATTTAATAGTAAGTCTGATTCTTCAATATCTAGATAATCTTTCAGCTTTTCTGTAATAGCCTCTGTAAGTCTATTGATATCTTCTTCAGATAAGTTGAGTTCTGCTTTATGAACTATTTTTTTGTTCTCTAGTATGATTTTTGATAACTTCATATCAATCTAATCTGTTGAACGGCCAGCAGCTCTTTCTTTATCCAACCAGGCTGCTTTTCCGGCTGTATATGCTTTTTTGTCAGCTCTAAACTTATCGTCTAAAATTTGAATTTTATCCCAAGGGGAGTAAGCTTCGGTATCAATCTTAATATTAACGTTTCCGTACCTGTCTTCAATACCGGCTTTCCAATTTTCTAAACTATCATTATTCTGAATGCTTCTATAAGAATCGTCTGGGTTAGGCAGGTTAAAACCAAATGCTGGTTTTTCACTGAATATAGACATAAGCAGATCAAAAGTTAAATCTGTTAAACTAACTACTTTAGTACTTTCTGCTAGTATAATGTCTGATAGTTTCATTTACCTTGTCCTCTGTATGATTTTACATAATTTTTAGAGAGCTTACTCTTAGAGTTTTTTGTCTTAGAATGAACCCCGGGTCTCTTTTTTTTAGGCTTTTTAAAATAATTACCTAAAGTTAATCCTTTTGCCATTTAATTAACAGTTACAACAACTACAGTCGCAAGATGTTTCACAGTTACAAACTTTACAATTGCATTTCATAATTTATAAATTTTAACTTTTAAATCACCTGTTCCTTTTATTAAACGGTGATATGTCTCTTTTGGTATAAATAGTTTACTTTCTGTTAATCTACGCGGAATATCGTTATCCATTTGGAATAACCAGTCTGTATCGTGCATAGCTTGAACTACACGGTCTTCTTTATCTCTATGCCAAACAAATTCGAATGATGGAGTATTATGTAAAAACTCTCTAATTATAAAACCATCTAATTGCTCCTCGTTATAAGGTCTCACTACATATCTATTGTTAAGTTAATAGTAAGTTCACTATCTGCTGGTTTTGGAACAGGGTTTGGAAATTTACCAACTGCTACAAGTTCATTAGAGTCATTATATAATCCAACTGAGGTAATATAGGGTTGAAAATCTGATCCTGTTATATTGTCAGCGTATAGACCTGAAGGTCTTGAATATTTACTTCCTGAAGAAGAACTATGACTGCCTGAGTAATAGAAAATTTGGTTATTTTTCTGAGCAGAAGGATTTAACGTGTGATTAAATTCGTAATCTGGTATCTTTAAAGAGAAGTTATAGGTATGTATTGGTACGTTAGATTTGAATGAAACATCTGGGAAGTTGTTTAATTCTGCGCTACTACTGTAATGCAGGTATAGAGTGCGATCAGTTATAACTAATTGTCCGTGAGTATAAACTACATTTCCTATTTTAGTACTTCCGTTTAAAAGGTTTCCTTCCCCATCATCAGTTATTGAATAGCTAGTATCGGTAATTTTTACTGTTCCTGGCTCTAGATTAGTACCGTAAAGTTTTTGTGGAATAGAAAAACATAACCCTTCGCCATTAATAGGTAAAGTTCTTGAACCAGTAGCATTAGAACTTTCTATGTAATTCTCATAACTACCAGATTCTTCTACATAGCCAGAACTGGTGTTAAAGCTTGAGTAGTATAGATGCTTTACACTATAGAAGTTTAATAGTTTATGTGACCCTCCTGGTGGTGAGTATGATGCTGTATAAAAGTATCTTGAACCAGTTTTAGGGTTTATGTATGTAGCCATATTTTACCAGTAGCCAGAGAAGTTAGAACCTCCTCCTAAAGACTTCCAGTAGCGGCCTATATTACATGACCAATAACCTGCTTTAGTTTTGTCTTTCTTTTGAGAACATTTATGTCTTGCAGCGAAAGATGCTCTAGCTCCTCTTTGTTTAAATTTTACAGATAATCCAGTATCCCCAAAAGATACTTTTTTTACATTTCCTGTTTTTGGGTTTTTAACATAAACGTAAAACTTTTTAGAGCCTCCACGTTTAGGTTTATTAAGCTGTACTTTTTTTCCTCTATATTCAGCTTCAGGAATATAATCAACCGATGCTTTTAACATTTCAAAGCCGTTATAATCAAAACTTTCGTTTTGAATTTCAATTGCTTTTCTAAATTTATCCATATTGATATTCCCTCCAATAGATTCAACTAACTCTTTTATTAGATCGTAATCTATCATTTCATCAATTGACATTGCTTCATCTATAAGCTCATCATTTTCAATCATCTCATCTATCATACATCCGATTTCAAACATAGGATTATAGTTTGGGGAAACCATTGGAAGATCTAAAGGAACTTTCATTCCATTGTAATCTCCATATTCTCCAATATCAGTAGTCTCTAAAAGCTCTTTATCTTCTTCGCTTAATTCGATTTCCTCGTTGCTAAGAGCTTCTCTCGCTTCTTTGAACAACTGTACAAAGGCATCGCTAGAATAGCGGTAGACATGCTCATGTAAAGAGAGTCCGTTGTCTAAGTGATACTTTAATGATGGGTAGCCTATTACGTCTTTTAGTTTAATCATAATTAAAATCTTTTCTATAGAACTTAGCTAGAATATTGTCATTAATATATTCTTGGTGTTCTAATACTTCTTTTATAAATAGGTATTTACACTCAAAATAAGTAAGTAGCTTTTTAGTTGGTACGAATTGAAGTATATTTCTTTCAAATTCATCTTGCTTTTGTTCCTTTATGAGTCCTTTTATTTCAGCATGAGAACCGTAGTAAGTTTTCCAATCAGATTCTTTTACTACTTTTCGTTTACGTTTCTGACCTTTTAATGGTGGGAGTGTTCTGTTGAATTGTAATACCTTTTTACCTAAATATTTACGCCCAGATGGTTTATGTAAAACTTCGTAAATAAAACCAAAAGTCCCTTCTGGCATGTCTTCTATTTTGTCTATAACTTTATCTCTGTATAACCACATTATTATAATATACGAAATTTATTTAGAAGGTACAAAGTCCTGTACCTGTATATACTCCACTACCGTTTGTTGTACCGTATTCAAATCCGTTAGATATTACATTTGCATTTGCAATAACAGCTGTTCCAAAAGAATTATAAATTGTAGCTCCATTTGCTAGTCCTCCAGAATATGTAGATTTATACGTTGTTGGAGAGTTAATAGCATCATCACAAGCTGTAGCATCATTAGAGTCAATAGCACCGTCAAAGTTGTAGAGAGTTACTCCTGCAGGTGAAGGTGTAGGAGTACTTGTTGGTGTTGGTGTTGGACTAACAGGTGTTGAACCGTATTGACCGCAATCTTGATCTAGAGTAAATTCTGTACCATTCCAGTATCTAGAGTGTTCACCATCTGAATACCAGTTGGCATCAGCCAAAGTACTACAGCTACTATCAGTGTATAAGTTTGCAACTTCAAATGCAATATTATCAAATCCTAATGTAGGATTAACATCTATGTAGAATGTTGTTGGACTAGTTGTAAAGTCGTCACAAGCATCATTATATGTAGCTCCGTCACCTAAACTAATACTGTAACAAGGATCTGGTGTATTACTCGGAGTTACTGTTGGTGTAACGGTTCTTGTAGGAGTAATAGACGGAGTTACTGTTCTAGTAGGGGTAGGTGTAATAGTTCTAGTAGGAGTAATTGTTGGAGTAATAGAAGGTGTTACAGTTGGTGTTACAGTCCTTGTCGGAGTTGGAGTTATTGTTCTAGTAGGAGTATTAGTAGGAGTTGGTGCTGGTTCATCCGATACTATTATATCAAACCCACAATCTAATGTAGGAGTAGGAGTTAAAGTAGGAGTTACTGTTGGTGTTACAGTTCTTGTCGGTGTAGGTGTAATAGTTCTAGTAGGAGTAGGTGTTACAGTTCTTGTAGGTGTAATAGACGGAGTTACTGTTCTAGTAGGGGTAGGTGTAATAGTTCTAGTAGGAGTAATTGTTGGAGTAATAGTCGGAGTTATACTTGGTGTTACAGAAGGAGTAATAGTCCTTGTCGGAGTAATAGTCGGTGTTATACTCGGTGTAATAGAAGGAGTTACAGTCCTTGTTGGTGTAATAGTCGGAGTTATAGTCGGAGTTATACTTGGTGTTACAGAAGGAGTAACAGTTCTTGTCGGAGTTATAGTCGGAGTTATACTTGGTGTTACAGAAGGAGTTATGGTTGGTGTAGGTGTATTAGTAGGTGTTACTGTCGGTGTTGTTGTTGGTGTTACCGTTCTAGTAGGAGTAGGAGTAGGGGCAGCTTCGTCCGAAACTATTATATCAAATCCACAATCTAGAGTAGGTGTAGGCGTTACTGTTGGAGTTACTGTTGATGTAGGTGTTACAGTTCTTGTTGGTGTAATAGAGGGAGTAATAGTGGGTGTTACAGTCGGTGTTACCGTTCTGGTAGGTGTGATGGTTGGTGTTATGGTTGGTGTTATACTTGGCGTAATAGAAGGAGTTACGGTCCTTGTTGGAGTAGGTGTTATAGTCCTAGTAGGAGTGATTGACGGAGTTATAGTTGGAGTAGGAGTACTAGTAGGTGTAGGAGCGGATTCATCCGATACTATTATATCAAACCCACAATCTAGAGTAGGGGTTGGGGTAATTGTTGGTGTTACAGTTGGAGTAGGTGTACCTGTTCTCGTCGGAGTTAAAGTTGGAGTTACTGTAGGAGTTATAGAAGGAGTTATACTCGGTGTAGGAGTTATAGTTGGAGTAGGTGTATTAGTAGGTGTAGGGATAGCTTCATCTGAGACTATTATGTCAAATCCACAATCTAATGTAGGAGTAGGAGTTACAGTTGGTGTTACAGTTGGTGTAGGTGTATTAGTAGGTGTTACAGTTGGTGTAGGTGTATTAGTAGGTGTAGGAGCGGCTTCATCAGATACAATTATATCAAACCCGCAATCTAATGTAGGAGTAGGAGTTAATGTCGGGGTCACCGTATTGGTTGGTGTTACAGTTGGCGTTACAGTTGGTGTAGGTGTATTAGTAGGAGTTGGTGCTGCTTCATCAGATACTACTATATCAAACCCACAATCCAAAGTAGGAGTAGGAGTTAATGTTGGAGTTACTGTACTGGTTGGTGTTACAGTTGGTGTTATAGTTGGAGTTGGAGTATTAGTAGGAGTAGGTGCATTCTCATCAGACACAATTATATCAAATCCACAGTCTAAAGTAGGAGTAGGAGTTAATGTCGGAGTTACTGTAGAGGTAGGAGTGATTGACGGAGTTATAGTTGGAGTAGGAGTATTAGTAGGTGTAGGTGCATTCTCGTCAGATACGATAATATCAAACCCACAATCTAATGTTGGAGTGGGGGTATTTGTAGGAGTTATAGTAGGAGTTATAGTAGGAGTTATACTCGGTGTTATTGACGGCGTTGGCGTAATAGTAGGAGTTATACTCGGTGTTATTGTAACTGTTGGTGTAATAGTAGGAGTTATAGACGGTGTAGGAGTGTTTGTTGGAGTTATAGTTGGTGTTATGCTTGGAGTTATGCTTGGTGTAATAGAGGGGGTTGGAGTAATAGTAGATGTAACACTTGGTGTTGGAGTAATAGTAGATGTAACACTTGGTGTTGGGGTAACAGTGTTTGTTGGAGTTGGGGTAAGGGTAGGAGTTAATGTTGGAGTTATTGTTGGTGTAGGAGTAGGAGTTGGTGGAATTAATGGTATATCCCCATCAAATAAATAAACATAGCTACCGTTATTAGGAATAGTAACAGTAGTTAGCTTCTTAGCGTTTCCAAGAGAAATAAGTGTTGATATGTTATTACTAAATACCATTAGAACGTACAAGGTGTTTTATTAGACAATACGCCGACGTTGCTAATTTGAACAGCAAATTCTGGTGCTCCATCTCCGGAAGTATCTATACCGTACCATCCACCATCACCTACAAATATCGTATTCAGAGTTGATTCAGTATATGCAGTATCTCCGTTACTTGGATTGTTGCTATCAAAGTAAATAAATTCAGATGTTAGAAGAGCACAAGCTTGGAAGTCGTTTTGTTCACCGCTCTCACCTGTACCGGGAGCAACAGTAAAGCCAAAGAACAGTCCTGATGGGGTTGGGGTAATGGTGTTTGTTGGTGTTATGGTAGGAGTTATGGTGTTTGTTGGTGTTATGGTAGGAGTTATGGTAGGAGTTATGGTAGGAGTTATACTTGGGGTTATAGTAAGGGTTATACTTGGCGTAGGAGTTATAGTTGGAGTAGGAGTAGAGGTAGTAGTAGGAGTTATAGTAGGGGTAGGAGTAGAAGTTACGGTAGGTGTAATAGTAGGAGTCAGTGTAGGTGTGTTAGTAGGGGTTATAGAGACAGTAGGAGTCGGTGTAGGAGTCGGTGGGACGTACACTATAAAATTATCGAATAGATAATGGTAGATTCCTTGAGACGATAGATCACTGCCAGTTATAAAAAAGTCTCTTCTAGCAGTATAATCTGAAATTATAAAATCTTGCTGAACTAATTTTTTATAAGCAGAGTATGATGCATTATCATCTAATCGTGTCTTTATATTTTTGAATGAACTCATTCATTAATAGTCAAGCTTGATTCGTACTAGAGCTTCTTTTGTGAAGTCTTTTAAAAGCGGTCTTGATAATTTAGCTACAGCAAGTAAGTCGTTGTTGTCATTGTATAGGCCGACTGTAGTAATATATGATTGAGGGGTGTCAATCATAATATCATGTCTTAATTCTCCTGATCCTGTTATATTTGACGGGTTGGTTGAGTAGTTAAATTCACTATTTCTAGCTCTTACGAATACAAAGTTAGATGATACAGTCTCTTCAGATCTTAAAGTAAATGAACCTCCTGTAATAATACTATTGATAAGTAACTTATGATTTACAGTTCCTGTATGATTAGCAGTTTTATTTGTGCTTAAGGCTGCTCCTCCATTTGCTCCGGTAGATTCATCTAGCGCATCTCCATTTAGTAATATTAAACCTGCATCTGGTAGAAGAATTCCGTATGAGCCAGAACCTACTGAATATCCATAAGTACCGTCTGTTCCAGTACCGGTCGATCTTACTCCTGCGGATCCACTAATAATATTATATACTCTACCAGCGTCAGTAAATGTCTGAGTAGTTGTGTATAAACTATCATCGGTTAGCTTTAGGTCTCCTCCAGTTCTTGCTATCGTTAATGATAGAGAGCCAGGTAGTATTTTTTCTTTGTATCTAGCTCTTTCAATACTAATAGCATATATGCTTGTTATTGAAGTACCTGCAAACGAGAGATCAGTCTCTTCAGTCCCGTTGATAAGGTTTCTGTACTGTTTATAGATGATACTACTTGGAGTATTAGCAGTTACAGAATCATTAAGGTACGGTGCACCTAAACCGGCTTTGTTACCGTAGGCTGCAGAGAATTGTATTGCAGCTGAAGTATCTGTGATTGCTTTATCGTATACGTTTATATAGTAGCCTCCAGAAGTTCCTCCTTCTTGGGTAGAAGAGGTAAAGAAGGATGTAAGTGTAATTTCATTACCAGTCCATGCAGGTGATGTAATTCCCTCTGCGCTTATTACTATATCTTCTTGATCAAATCTTTTGAATGACATATCTTATTAGTTATTTACTTTAATTATTGTTACCGGTATAGTAATTCTAGCTCCAGAATCTCTACCTACTAAGGTAAGTGTAGTTTGAAGTTGAGTTTTAGTACCAAAAAGAGTATTTACGGTAGTAGCTGTAACGTTGATTGATGTACCGATTACGGTTTTAGAAACATTAGTTCCTACAGTAGACGTAGAATTTAATCTCTCTGCTTCTTCTGTATTAATACCTACTCCTGTAAAGTTAGAAGCTACACGTACGTCAGCTATAGTTGCTGTATAACCTCCTGCTTCAAAAGTAGAAGTAGCACCTAAGTAGTTTAATGTTTGAGGAGTTATTGCAAGAGAAGCTCCCTGTTTTAATCTAATAGCAGAGTATCCTGCTTCTATAAGAGGAAGTTTAGATGTACCTCTTGGTAGTGTAGCAAGTTTGTACTTCATTATTTGATTCTCGTCAGGAAAAGCTTCTAATAGCGGCATAGCTTCAATTGCTTCACCGTAAAAAGCTGAGCCTGAGGGATGAGTAGTATTATATAGAGTGTAATCTATTTCATCATCAGATAATGCAAATTGTGTAATCTTAAAAGAGCCATCTCCTCTTGCTAAAAGCTCTCTACCTTTTTTAGTAAGGATTGCGTCAACCGTTACTACGTTATTGTTTAAATATCCCATTTTTTATCTCTTTTATATAAATATATGTTTTTAAAGTTTTATTATGTGCATACAGTACCGCTACTTATAGCATATCCGTTTTTATCTAAGTACACTATTGTTCTAGTATCTTGTATCCAAACTTTTCTATCTCTAATAGGAATTACTTGATTACTTACTAGATTAAAAATTCTACTGCCACTTGTAGGGTAAATACCGTATAGTGATGATTCAAGAAGAGGTACGGTTTCTGGTGAGCTGAAAAGCACAGTTTCAATATTTCTAAGATTGTCTGATTGACTGCATATAAGATCAGTTGTTGAAGAGCTAATATATATTTCTGCTTGAATTGCTTTTGCGTTTAGGGCAGAGTTGATTCCAAAGTCAGTAATTGAAGTTTTAGTTCCTTTATACCTACTTGAAAGTATTCCTTCTACTGTATGATTAGATTCTTGGAAAGAAGCTTCCGTTGCAGATCCGCTTAATATAGCTTGAATATTAGTTGGATTAATAGAGTCTTTTTGTCTGTCTACAGCAAATATTAGGTTTGTAGTTCTATTTAATTCAGAATTATTTTCTAATACTTCATATTCACTTTTTCTAAAATCAAAGTTATTAGGTAGTGGATTAAATACTGCAGATTCGACATATATCGGCTGAGTCTCGCTTGGAATAAACGAACCGGTAAATAGGGTCTCGGTTGCATTATCAAGGAGGTTAAAATTGGTAACTTCAAAATGCCAGTATCCGCCCATATACACTGCTGAGGTAGGAGTGATGGTCATTTCATATCCTAATATAGTAGTAGTAACAGATTGAAAATTAATTAAAGATTTTCTGATATCACTGCTGTTTCTATCTAAATTTGATATATTAACTGCTTTAACAACATTGTAGTCGTCTATATAGACTAACATTTCTCCGTTGTAGTCTTTTGGGTTAAGTAATTTAAATTCTTGTAGTGACGCCATAATTTTAACCTTCGTATATTTCTACATTAGAAAGAATAAGTGATTTAGATGTATCCCAGTTTCCTAACGTAAATATTTTATTAGTAACTGTATCTCCGTTGCTGAATATATATTGGGTCGGGAGAACATTAAAGTCATCTGAATCAGGTACATTTATCGATCCTCCGTCAGCGGCTGTAGTGTCTGGTACTAGTCTAGATACTCTAATTACTACTTGGTCGCTATAAGGTACATTTGCTAATTGCATCAGAGGTCCATTTACACCACCAGTGTCTGCGATAAGTTCAGATGTCCAGAATGTAGCAGAAGAGGCTTTGGCTTCTATACGGTATTCTACATCATTTGCGAGTTCAGGAATTAAATCTGCAGATGCGTCAATTTTTAGTAAGAAGCTACCTCCTGAAGGAGTGACAGATGGAGTTATAGTTGGAGTCGGTGTAGGTGTATTAGATAGTACAATTGCAGTAGGAGTTGGTGTAGGAGTAATAGTAGGAGTTGGTGTAGGAGTTGGTCCAGGAGCAGACGATGTTAAGTATATTATACCTAAACTATTTTCTTGGGGTTCAACGTATTTAAATAAGTTTTCGTCGTTCAGCTCTCTATTTGATATGGTAATTTTACTACCAGAGAACTCACCATCAAATTTTGCTTGTTCATGACTATGTAAAGATGAAGCTGCAAAGCCTCCTGATGTCATATAAAACTCAGTGTATGATGAACTATATTGATCATTCCCACCGAAAGTTGAACCGTGACTTCCTGTTGTTTCTTCTATATTTATTGAGCCACTAAAGTGGTTATGTAGTTCTCTTGAAGGCTGTACTTGTTTTGCTTTCGATCTCTCTAGTAGGTGAGGTTTGATTACTACTCCTGTATTTATATTGGTTCTGGCAGGTAAAAAATCGTTTACTGTTTTAAACAATATATTATCATAGAATTTAATTATACGAGTAAAGTCTTTTAAGCTATAGTTAGAGCTAGTAGTGGGTGCTAAATATTCTTTTGCTTTGGCTAAAAGGCCTTCGTAGCTGCTTGAATAAGCAAAAC